CGGAATACCAGCCAAGGATCGGAGCCACATACCGGGCGGAGCGGTATCCAATGTTCAAAGCGCCGGGATATGTGATCGAGTCCGGCGGCAAAAGGATCAATATCCGCGCCAATGAGTGCGTGGAAGTGTGAAAGGAGTATCAAAAATGGGGAAAATCATGGAGCTTTTTTACGGTGAGCTCGGGACGTTTCAGGCGAAAATGGAAGACGACAAGTGGGAGGTTGAATTTCGGGATGAAAAATACCCGCCGAGGATCACGATGGATCAGCTTGCACCGCCGCTTTTTAAGATGACACCAGACGGCCAGAAGACCGAAGACCCGGCGTGCATACAGGTGATCGGCACGCCGGACATGCGGATCATCACGACCGGAAGGCTGCTGATCAGCAAAAAAGATCTGACAAAATACGTAAATACTGCACAGGGCTTGCTGCAGCTTTACCTGCACGCATTTATGCAGGAGCGCAAGGAAATGGAGGCGGCGCAGGATGACTGAAACAGCGAAAATCTATCGAGCCGCAATCGAGGTATTCGGCGGCGATATGCAGGTCGCTGTAGCCATCGAAGAGATGGCAGAGCTGACAAAGGAGCTGTGCAAGGCGCAGCGAAAGCTATTTGCGGCCGAAATGTTCATCGGCGATGGGGAAATCGACAACCATGACGAGATCGCAGAGGAGATCGCGGACGTGCAGATCGCGCTGGAAGAAATGATGCTGCTGTTCGGTGTTCCGGTGGAAGTGCAGATAGCCAGAAGGCAAAAGCTTGCTCGTCTGGAAATGCGGATCGAGAAGGCAAGAGAGGAACGCGGGGATAATCGTGAGCATACCGCAAATTGGGAAGCGCTGGGCCCGAAAGGGAATCCATGGTATGCAAAGCTGAATGGGCCGGGGCCAGACCCCAAAGGAGCGCGAGGCGCGTGGGGGCACTGCCCAAAATGCGGGGCATCAGATTGCGAATGGGACGCTGAGACAGACGTATGCACATGCAAGGCATGCGGATACACGAACTGACCGTTGAAACTGTGGCCGGAATTTCCGGCCACGCTTTGAGCGGGCAGAAGACCTGTAGGGGCGGACGGCTCTGTCCGCCCGGGAGAAAGAGGTGTGGATGATGGCAAAGAGACACAAGCGCCGGCTGTTTGCCGGGAAGGTATGTACACAGATCGTGTATACCGTGTCCGACGGTGCGGACAAAAAGACCAGCAAACCGCGCAAGCCGCGCTTCCAGACGCGGGAAGAGCAGGACGAATTCAACCGGAAGATCTCCGAGGGGAAGCTGGAAGCGCTCGTCAATGCCAACTTCGGCCCGACCAGCCTGTATTCCACGCTGACACTCGACGCCGAGAACGAGGTACATACTGCCACCGAGATGAAACTCATCCGGGACAGATTCTACCGCCGCCTACTATATAAATACCCAAACGCCAAGATCGTGATTGTCTACGGGCAGGGCAAGTCGACGAGCCGGTTCCATCTGCACATGATCTCGGACGGCATTCCGGAGGAGGAGATCGGCAGGATCTGGGGCCTCGGCAGCGTGATCGAGGTTCGGCATTTGCGGGAACACAACTATTACATGAACGAAAATGGAAACAAAGTCGACCACGGCCGGGATTATAAGGCGCTGGCTGACTACCTGCACGCGCATTGGAGAAAAGAGTTCGGCGGGCACAGGTACAAGGCAAGCAGGAACTGCGTCCGGCCGGAGCCGGAGCCCGCGACGGAGGCGGTGCGCGAGTACAGCGTGGAGCGACCGCCGGTGGCGCCGCGGGGCTATGTGCTGGTGGAGGCGAGAGGCACACAGTATGGGTATCTCTATTTTAAATATGTAATCCCGCCGGAACGCGGACGAACGTAAACGGAAAGAACAGGGCAAGAAAAAGCGGACGGGCAGCCGCTTAAATTAAACCTTGTATATGCGTAAGGTTTTAAAACGAAAGGGTGATAGGGACGAGCGACTACTGGCACAGGGAGTATATCTGCCCATTCTGGCAGGCAGCCGGGAAAAAGACGATCCGCTGCGAGGGAGAATGCGTGCTCGCATTTCCTGAGCGGCGGGAGACGTCAGACTACATCACGCGATACTGCGCCAGCTTTGACTACGTGCGGTGCAGCATCGCGGCGGCGAAGCTCCGATACTACGAAAGAACAGAATGAGAGCCGAAGCGCATGCGGAACGCCGTATGCGCTCATTCTGCGTGCGTGGGGTGAAAAGATTTTCCGGATACGCTATGCTGAAAAGCAGAAGGGAGGCGTGAGCCATGGCGAGGAAACCGAAGTATGAATCCGTGGAGCAGATCGAAAGACTGATCGAGGCGTATTTTGAGAGCTGCAAGGGAGAGATCCTGCGGGATAAGGACGGGGACATCGTTTTCAACCAGAAAGACGGGACACCGGTCTGGGTGAACCGGAAGCCGCCAACGATCCCGGGGCTTGCGCTGGCGCTAGGATTTTCCAGCAGGCAGAGCCTGTACAACTACAAGGCCAGGAAAGAATTTATGGACACGATTTCGCGCGCGCAGACGCGCGTGGAACAATATACGGCCGAAAGACTGTTCGACCGGGATTCTCAGCGTGGGGCACAGTTCGCGCTGGAGTATGGGTTCCGCTACAGACGGGATGCGGAGGGCGAAAAAAAGGATGAAAGCCAGAGGATCACGATGGAGGCGGAGGCGGAGGCTTACGCGGGATGAAAAAGCGCTGCTTCGGGGAACCAAACGAAAAGCAAAAGCTGTTTCTGCTGGATCATCACCGGCATGTGGCCTATGGCGGCGCACGCGGAGGAGGGAAAAGCTGGGCTGTGCGGACGAAGGCAAAGCTGCTGGCACTGCACTTCGCAGGGATCAAGGTTCTGATCGTCAGGCGCGCGATGCCTGAGCTCCGGAACAACCACATCGAGCCGCTGAAAAAAGAGCTGGCGGGGATCGCGAAGTACAACACCACCGACAAGACCTTCCGGTTCCCAAACGGATCGACGATCACGTTCGGTTACTGCGACAACGCGGGAGATCTGGGGCAATACCAGGGCGCGGAATACGACGTGCTGTTCATTGACGAGGCCGGGCAGCTGCAAAAGGAGTGGATCGACCAGATCAACGCCTGCGTGCGCGGCACAAACCCGTTTCCAAAGCGGACGTACTACACGCTGAACCCGGGCGGCCCGGCACATGCGTATTTCAAGCGCCTGTTCATTGACCGCAGATTTGAGGACAAAGAGAAGCCGGAAAACTACAGCTTCATTCAGGCGCTGGTGCAGGACAACAAAGTCCTGATGCAGATCCAGCCGGAGTATATCGAGCAGCTCGAAACACTGCCGCCGAAGCTGCGCGAGGCATGGCTGTATGGCAGGTGGGACGTCTACGAAGGGCAATTCTTTGAGGACTTCCGGGACGATCCGGAACACTACAAAGACCGGCGCTGGACGCATGTCATTGAGCCGTTTGAGATCCCGGACGGGTGGACGATCTGCAGGAGCTATGACTTTGGCTACGGCAAGCCGTTTTCCTGTGCGTGGTGGGCGGTCGACTATGACGGCGTGATCTATCGCATTCTGGAGCTTTACGGATGCACGAAGACCCCGAACGAGGGCGTCAAGTGGAACCCGGATAAGCAGTTTGCGGAGATCAGCAGGATCGAGCGGACGCATGCGTGGCTCAAAGGGAAGAACATCATCGGCGTCGCCGACCCGGCGTGCTGGGCGGCGGATCGCGGAGAGAGCATCATGCAGACCGCAGCGAAATACGGTGTATATTTTTCACCGGGAGACAACGAGCGCATTGCGGGGTGGATGCAGTGCCACTACCGGCTGCAATTTGACGCGGATGGATACCCGCGCATGTACGTCTTCGCCGGATGCAAGGCGTTCATCCGGACGATCCCAATGCTCATGTACGACGAACACAAGGTGGAGGATCTGGATACGAAAATGGAGGATCACTGCGCGGACGAATGGCGGTATATGTGCATGTCGCGGCCAATCAAGCCGACGGTACCGGCAGAAGCACCGCCGGTTCTGTTTGATCCCCTGGACATGATGAAAAGGAGGTAAGGCCATGCTGGCACCACAACTGACGGAGACTGAGAAGCAGACCATGATGACGGAGGTCTTTCTCGGATACAACCACAACCTCGAGCTGGCGGACGGGGAGTTTTACGACATGGAGAATCTGTCGGCGGATGAGTACCCACTGCTCGCGCCGCGGCCAAGGCGGGGGACGGCGCAGGCAATCGAGGGGGTGCAGGGCGTTCTGGCGAAGGACGCGCTGTGCTGGGTGCAGAATCAGGTGCTTTACATCAATGGCGCTTCCATGGAGAGCTACATGCCGGCGGTCAGCATCAAGGCAGGGGAAAAGCAGCTCATTTCCATGGGCGCGTATCTGTGCATCTTCCCGGACGGGATCTACTTCAACACCGAGAAGTATTCCGACAACGGGTACATGGGGCAGGAGAATGTGGTCGACGCGGCAAGCACGAACATTGACATTTCCCTGTGTCTTGTCGACGGGACGGCGCTGACGGTCAGTTACACGCAGGCCAGCCAGCCGGAGAGCCCGTCGAACGGGCAGTACTGGCTCGACACGTCCGGCAAGCTCCACACGCTCAAGCAGTGGGCGGAGGCGACGAGCCAGTGGGTGAGCGTGCCGACGGTATACCTGAAGCTGTCGGCGAACGGCATCGGCAGGGGCTTCAGGCAGTATGACGGCATTCAGCTGTCAGGGCTGACGGGAAACGAGCAGATCGAAAAGCTGAACGGCAGCCAGATCCTGTACGACGTGGGCGAGAGCTACCTCGTGATCGTGGGCCTCGTCGACGAGACGACGAAGGTGACGAGCGGGACCGTGAAGACGGCGCGGAAGGTCCCAAGCATGGACTTCATCACCGAGAGCGGGAATCGGCTGTGGGGCTGCAAGTACGGCGTGGCGGACGGCGAGACCGTCAATGAGATCTACTGCTGCAAGCTGGGCGATTTTAAGAACTGGGAGTGCTACCATGGCGTGTCGACGGATTCATGGCGCGCGAGCTGCGGCACGGACGGAAAGTGGACAGGCGCGGCGACGCTGGCCGACAGTCCGATTTTCTTCAAGGAAGACTGCTTCCATCGGGTGTATCCGTCGGCGACGGGGGCACATCAGGTGGTCGTGCAGAAATGCGCGGGTGTGCAGAATGGGTCTGCCAAGAGCCTCGTCGTGGTGGACGACCGGCTGTATTACAAATCGCGGATGGGCGTCTGCGTGTACGACGGGAGTTTGCCGCAGGAGATCGGCAGCTGCTTCGGGACGAAGCTCTACTACAATGCCGTCGCGGGCGGCGCCAGAGGAAAGTATTTCATCAGCATGGAGGATGAAGGCCATAACTGGTCGCTGTTCGTCTACGACACCCGCAAGGGGTTATGGCACAGGGAGGACGATACCCACGCGGCGGACTTCGCCAGGGTGGACGATGAGCTGTATTTTCTCGAGAATGGAACGCTCAGGACTGTCTATGGCTCGGTCGGGACGCTGGAAGACAGTGTGCAGTGGATGGCGGAAACGGGGATCATGACGTATGGACTCGTCGGGAAGAAGTATGTGTCCCGGATCAACCTGCGGATGCAGCTGCCGAAGGGGTCGAGCGTCGACTTCTGGGTGCAGTACGATTCCGATGGAGTTTGGCGGCACTGCGGGCATATCGAGGGACGGGGGCTGCGGACCTTCCTGCTGCCCATCCGCCCGGCTCGGTGCGACCACCTGAAGTTCCGGCTGACGGGGAAGGGCGAGATGAAGCTGTTCAGTCTGGCACGGGTGCTGGAAGCGGGGAGTGATGCGTAATGGGATCTTTGACACTGGCATACCCGTCGATCGCGGGGAAGACGACGCAGGAGCAGCTGGAGAGCATGCGCAGGTATCTGTGCAGCGTGACGGAGCAACTGAATCTGGCGGACTGGTCGGCGAAGGCGACGCTGACGGAGATCGCGCAGGCAATCGACGCGGACAGCCTGCCGGAGGCGGAGAAGAAGACAACGCTTTCGGGATACGCGGCTTTGAAGTCGCTCATCATCAAGACAGCGGACTTCGCGGCGGCGAATTCGGAGACGTGGTCGACGAAGCTGTCGGGCAGCTATGTGGCGATCTCGGACTTCGGAAAGTATCTCGAAAAGACGCAGCTGACGATCGAGGGCAATTCCGTCGGCATCAAACAGCTGTATGACTACACGGCGGGCGTCAACAATCAGTTCTCGGTGAATTCGCAGCAGTATATCAAGACGGGGCTGCTGTATTACAACGACGTGACGCCGGTGTACGGCGTGGGCGTGGGGAACATCGAGACGAAGGTGACGGACGGCGGCGAACGGGTCATCGACCAGACGAAGAACGAGCTGGTGACGGTGACGCCGGACCGGGTGAGCTTCTGGCAGGACGGGAAGGAGGTCGCGTATTTAAGCGACAAGAAGCTGCATTTCCCATCCGGGACGCTGGAGGCGGCGGGGGCGGTGCTGTCGGGGAAGATCACGGCAGCAGCCGACTCGACGTTCGGCCCGTGGACGATCTCGGAAAGCAGCATTTTCCGCAAGGCCAACGAATTTGGGGGCAGCGCAAGCATGTACTTCGGCACGAGCGGGCTTTCCATCAAGGACAAATTCAAGGTCGACGCGAACGGCAAGCTGACGTGCACGGGGGCTGAGATCGGCGGAACAATCAACGCGACGGATCTGAAGCTCGACGGTACGAGCATCCAGACGAAGCTCAAGCAGATCATGGATGAGATCAACATCATCAGCAACGGTCTTGAGATCGCGGGCACAAATTTCTCCAACGGCACGATCGGCGGCGCGGAGGGCAGTCTGCAGTTTACGTCCTCCAGCACGGCGGAATATGCGGTCAATCTGTCCGGCCCGGCGGTGCGCATCAAGTCGACAAAGGGCTCTGTGTATCTGCAGAACAAGGATGAAAGCGCGTGGATCCAGCTGCTCGCAAGCGGGAAGATCATTTTCCATGCAGCATCCATCGAGGGGATCAGCACCGCAACGCCGGTGTTTGGGTGAGGATATGGCGACGTATACGGAAAAATGCTATACCGACAATGGTGGAACGCTGATGGCGACGTTGACCGAAGAAATAGAGGGGACAGAAATTGCGGTCACAGATACGCTGGCCTACAAAACATATGGGAAGGCATATGTTTTTATGATATGCAGAGGCGCAGGGCAGATGGATCGCTGGATCAAGGGCGAAAGCATCAATTTAAACCGGATACAACAAGGCGGCTCCGTGATAAGATTTTACTTTGTCCGTCGCGTTCAAGTTTCAGATTTTGCGTGGACAGACAATGATGATGAAAAAATCAAGGCTGGGCAGCATGTGTCGAATCTGACCGCAGCTGCGATGAATGACTTGTATCAAAAGCTGATCGCTATGAGCGAGCTGACAGGGGTGCGGGCTGATACTGTTCCTACAATTGTGCCTGGGGATACTATAACGGCAAGCATTGTCAGCCAGGCGTTTAATGGGATAGGGGGAGGGCTGTTATATGTCGATGAAGATGCGAGGCAAGCAATGTATGATGGGGTTAAGCCTGACAGCATCAAAAAAGGAGCCCCGATTTATGCACGGATACTGCTGAACATGAAGGCCGGAGTAAACAAGCTGATTCAGGCAATGCGGCCATAGCGGCGGAAGGAGATTGAAATGAACATCACAAAGGCAATCGTGCAGCTGCGGGGGCAGCTGGTAAGGGACATCAACCGGGCGGGGCTGCCGCC